ATGTGCCAATCCTGCCGTCATCAGGGCACGGTCACGGCGGGCACCATCTTCGAGAAGACGCGCACACCCTTGAAGGTCTGGCTGGCGGCGGCCTGGTATATAACCAGCCAGAAACATGGCGTCAGCGCTCTGGGATTGCAGAGGGTATTGGGGCTGGGCAGCTATCAAACGGCATGGACCATGCTGCACCGCTTTCGGCGGGCGATGGTCAGGCCGGGGCGCGAGCGGCTGGCCGGCACGGTTGAGGTTGATGAGGTCTATCTGGCCATTCACGACCGGCGAGTCGCCCAGTCAAGTGCCGGGCGCAAGAGCCACACGACCAAGGCTCTCATTGCGGTGGCCGTGGAAATCCTGGAGCCCAAAGGTTTCGGACGTATCCGTTTGCAACCCATTGCCGACGATACGGCCGCATGCGTTTTGCCCTTCGTGCGGGAGGTTGTGGAACCCGGCTCGTTACTTCACACCGATGGTTCCTCCATCTATCATGGCCTGACCGAAGAGGGTTATCAGCATAAGCGGATCGTCATGAGTGGCGCTGACAGCCCCGCACATATCTCGATGCCGGGCGTGCACCGCGTGTCGGCACTGCTTAAGCGCTGGCTGCTTGGCACCCACCACGGTGCCGTGAAGCCACTCCAACTCGACCATTATCTCGACGAATTTGTATTTCGCTTCAACCGCCGGACCTCGCGTTCTCGCGGCCAGCTCTTTTACCGCCTGCTTGAGCAGGCCGTAGTGGCCGAACCCGTCACGTATCGCCAGATCGCGCAACGTCCGCCAAAGGTCAAAGCTTCACCATAATGTGAAATTGTGGAGCTAAATGGATAGCCCTTATGTTTACACAGTACACTGAGAGCGCGATCGTGAAACTTCCCGAATTCCATCCCCCTACACTTGCCGATCTGCGTAACTGGTGGAGAGATCATCGCGGCGAAGGCGACGTTGAGCGGTTGATTCTGGAAGTGCAGTATTTGCGGCTGGTGCTGCTGCGTCTGCGTAGCGAAGCGGACGAAGCCGTCCGGCTTGCGAAAGAGGTGGATCGCAGCCTCATTGCCCGCGAATCACCGATCATGGAGCTTCGACTACGACTTGCCCAGGAAGTGCTGCGCATCGGCGAGATCGACGACACGCCGAGGCACGACGCGGTGCCAAAGAACGTCCGGGAATACGCTCGCAATCCGGACGCGGTCAAGTTCGAGGCTGATGCGCGACGCCGACGCGGACAGAGGGAGTAGACTGCACGCATCCTTGCACTGCCATTTCCCCACCGACGGCACAGCGTCCTAGAAAAGCCCCGCTGGCTGCGCAGCATCATCCCAACTGAAGATGATCACTTCCTTGCGAGCCGCTTCTCTGCCGCCACCGCCCACGGTGTACTTGATGTCCACCGCCTCAATGTGGAAGCCGTCAAATGCTCGCCGGATATCAGGGTGATCGTTCAGACTTACGATCGCTTTGCCCTTTAGCGCTCGCAACCGGGCCGCCATCTCTACATATTCGGCGTACGGGAACGGCACCCCATAGCCTTCGGTCTCCCAGTAGGGCGGATCCAAATAGAACAAGGTGTGCGGCCGATCGTACTTGTCGATGCATGCCTTCCAGTCCAGATTTTCAATGAAAGCACCGCAGAGCCGAAGGTGAGCGGCCGACAGCGTCTCCTCGAGGCGAAGCAGGTTCAGCCCCGGCGCCGCCGTCGTAGCGGTACCGAACGACTGGCCCTCGACCTTCCCGCCGAAGCAGTTCTGCTGCAGGTAGTAAAAGCGAGCCGCGCGCTGGATGTCGGTGAGCGTTTCCGGAACAGTATCCTGCAACCACTTGAACACCTGCCGGCTGGTCAGCGCCCATTTGAACTGGCGCACGAATTCCTCGAGATGGTGCTGGACGACTCGATACAGGTTCACCAGCTCGCCATTGATGTCGTTGATGACCTCGACTTTGGCGGGCGGGCGCATGAAATACAACGCGGCGCCACCCGCGAAAACCTCAACGTAGCAATCGTGCGCCGGAAAACGCGGAATGAGATGGTCCGCAAGGCGGCGCTTGCCGCCGATCCAAGGGACGATGGGGGTTGCCATAGATGGAATTGCCTTTTCTGATTATGCGTTAGAATTCGGCCCGCCTACCGGTAGGTGTCAGGGCCTTGGCTAATTCACTGGTCTATTCAGTGGAAAGGCGACCGGGAGAATGCGCTAACGTGCTCCCGGTCGCCCTGTCTTTTTCCGCCTAACTGAGCGCGGTCAAAGTAACTTTGGTACCCAAAACTTTATCCGCGGTTGTCGCTCATCACACGCGGGTCGCTTTGCATCTTCCCCCGGAAGAAACTCGCCACCCCCAGCACTCCGCCAATCGCGACCCATGCCTCGGGCGGGATGCTCGGCTGAGCAATGTTCGGCCACCAGCCGCGGAGCACCGGGATGATGAAATACGCGCCAATCCATGCGAACCCGAAACAGAACCCGACAAACGGCCGCCACGCATAGGTCGGCCAGTGATCCGCCTTCGCCTCGACCTGCATTGTCTGATTGACCACTGCGGTGTTGGCCTGGTCGGCGGCAAGCTGCGCCTTCTCGACATCAGCGGCGATCTGCGCGAGCTGCGCCTGCTGATCGAGCACCGCCTTCTGGAATTGAAGCGATAAGGCCGGGTCGGCTTGGATTGCGGCGAGCGCGGCGTCGGGTGCCGATTGGCCAGTCACGGCCTGCGCAATGCCGACTACCTTCCCGGCAACGTCTTCGGCCTTGGCCCCGCCGAGCCAACCGGCGATCATCGGCGCGAACTGTGCGAGCGCCATTGCGATAGGGATAAGCGGCATCATGCGGCTCCTTTTGTGAGATTGTTAGCGATGCGGTTTGTCCAGCCCTTGCCAAAGGTGCTGAACGCCTTGAGTGAAGTGAAATAGCGCAGGCGCAGCGCGTTCCAACGCAAGATGAAGCGCAGCGGGTCGACGGCCTGCACTGCGGCGATCGTCGCAGGACCGATCAGCCCGTCGACCTTTGCGCCGGCGGCGCCCTGCATCCAGATCACCGGATGCCCGCCGTTGTAGTTCGCGTCGAAGATCTGGAACGCGACGCGCGCATCGAGCTCGTCCAGCCGCAGCGGGTCCCAATACAGCTTCTTTGCGATCGCCTTAGCCGTGTCGCGCGGCAAATCCTTCATCGGTCCCGGGTAGCCCGAGGCGCGCGCGACGCGCGCGGTGACGCCCCACATCGTTTCGCCGCCCGGATCCGCTGGATTGTTCGAATAGCCGCCCTCGTTGCCGATGAGCGCATCGAAAGCGTCATCAAAACTGCTCATCACCGCCCTCCTCATGTCGCAGAATTTTGTCGCGAATCAAAACGTAGAGCTGGAGAACGGTGTAGATGGCCGTGACCCACAGCACGAAACTGGGCAGCGATTCGGTGATCGCCTGGATTGCGCTCACTGCGACGGGAGGTGCGACTTTTACAACGCTGGCGACCGTATCGTTTTGAATCATCAAGGCCTCAAATAGAAAAACCCGCCGGGCGGCGGGTCGGAGAGTTGGTGAGCCTTTGCGGGATCAGTGAGGCAGTGTCGCGTTGGCCAAGCAGTGCCCAGCCCCGAACAGTGCGTCGATACATGGCGCCGCGATCTTCGCCCAGCGCTTTCCCTGAATCAGCGCGTTGCCGGTGCGCGTCGAGATCGTCACAGTCGGCTCACCGCCGAGCAGGCAATTGCCGCATTCGTCGTAAGCGACGGCCATACGTTGTGCGCGCGGCGCCGAGCCGAGCAACGCCTGCACGAGCATGGCTACCAGCAGGATCGGCGTGACAAGCGCACACAGCAGCCACAGGCAGCACAGTTTCAGTCGGGTCATACGTTCCTCAGATGGAGCAGCCGCCGGGCGCGGCTAGTGATTATTCGGATTTATGTGCGCTTGCCCTCTGACGGCGCCAGAGGAGCGGCGTATCGTTGTTTTTGCGGCGCAGTCCGCGTGGTGAATAAGCTCAGCCCCGGCCCTCGACGGAGAACCGGGGATTTTTTTATTCATGCGACCCGCAGAGCAGCAGGACTAGCAAGACAATCGCGCACATCATCCGGCGCTCGCCCCTTGCGAAAGAGGCCAGCCCGAATTAACGTTGATGGAATCCAATGCCGATAGCGCGGCCGCATCAATCGCCGTGACCGCGCCTATGGAATCCTCAATTGCCTGCCGCCTGCCAATAATCGCCCCCGACAAAGCGGTATATGCTGCGGCCTTGCTAATGACGCGCTGGGCGAGGTCAGCGAGCGTGATGCCGCGAGCGGTGGCGAGGGCCGTCAGAAGCGGCGTTGACGCACTGGCATCTGCCTTGTATGCGTTCGCCTCGTTCATCTGCTGAGTCCACGACAGCACTTCGTCCTGCGGCGTGCCGGTCTTGACAGCCAGGAACTGCTGGTCGGAAATCGCCGATGCAGCAGCAAGCATCTGGTTTTTCAGGCCTGCGACCATCGTTGCCACCTGATCGGCGCTCATGTCTGTCACGACCCAAGCCGTCACCCAGTTGCCGCCAGCGTCTTGCGTCACGCCGTTGCGCGCGACCGTCTGCGTGGCGGTGATCGGGGGTGCAGGCGCTTCGAGCACAGCAACAGCGCCCGCAAATTCGAGCGCGTCAGCCGTCAAAGGCGAAGGCAGCACGCTGTCAGGATGCGCCGCGCGCAGTTCCGCTTCAGATACGACTGCGCCAGTGGCGCGGATGCGATATTCCATGTTTTCTCCTAGGCCACTGCGAAGTAGATGAAGTTGCCGCCGTTCGCGTTGACGAGCGCGTTCGACGTGAGGCCGAAGCCGATAGATTGCGGGGTGAGCAGGTCGGCGGTCGTGACTTCGGCGGCCGTCGAGTCGAGCAGCAAATACGGATCGTTGCCGCTCACGATGCCGCGCGCGGTGTCGAGCACGATCCAGTCGCCCGTCGTGTCGGTGCGCTTGATGAGCACGAAGCGCGCGCCGCTCGCGAAGCCGCAGTTGATCGTCTTCGCGCCGCCGGTGCCTCCGTAACCACCAATCGCGCTGACGCCGGGCAGTGCGCCGAACAGGTAGGCGACGAAGTTATCGCCGTTGTTATTCGTGTTCGACTTCGTCCCAACCGTGAAGCCGCTCAAGGTCGGCGCAGTGTTATTCAGGAGTGTCGTATCGGCTGTTGCGGGCGTGTTCGTATTGAGCGCAAGCGACTGACCAGCCCCGAGAGTGGAGTGGTAAACGTTCCACGCATTCGTGTTTGATACTCCGCGATCCTTAAACCATATCATCCCCGGAGCAACACCAAGGTTGTGCGAGAGCGTCTGGTTCGCTCCAGTGCCGTTGTAGCAGACGATGTCGAAAAAGCCGGGGGCACGGCGGAAGAACCAGTTGATAAACGGCACCGTGCCGATGTTGGTAAAGCCTGTGCTATCCGCACCAAACGACACGCCATCCTGGCCAAACGACACAAGGGTATCTAGCCCAGTCGCCTCTGCGTTGCTAACACTAGACATGAGATACAGAGTTGCTCCTCGAAGCCGGTCATACATTGCCGTATCCCGACCTGCATTTCGCCCATGTATAAATGCTGCATCCGGTGCAAACCCCACGCCCGTCACTGTCGCGGCCGCACCAGTTCCAGTGCGCGCAATCGCGTTATACACACTCGCCCCGCTCGTCGGCGTGCGCATCGGGCCGCGTCGGATGGCGAGGTAGATGATGGTGTCGCCAGCCGAGTAGCTGGCCGTAAATCCAGAAGAATTGACTGCTACGTATCCACCGCCCACTTCTGCCGCGGAGCTGTTGGGAACGAGGTATTTACTGTTGGGCGCTGCGCTCGACAAACCACGTGAGGTATCTTCTAACTTCCACTCAACTCCAGTTGTGACATTCTTGGTCAAGATGAACTGGGGCTCCCACCCAAGATTCACCGTCGCGTTGCTAGCGCAACTCCCACACTGCACGATCCCATTGACCGTATCCGGGTCATGCGCCCACGCGTAGGCGACATAGGTCGCGTTCAGGATGTTCGCGTTGCCCGACACAGAGAACGTCATCGCGCTCGTGGCCGTGATCTGCGTGAAGCTGGTGGCCTGCGCTGTGGTCTGTTCGAGATAGAGTTCGCCCGTCGCCGACCGGTGCCGCGTGATCCACGAACCCGCTGCATCGCGCCGTTTGACCGTCACCATGCCGGGCGTGATGCCGAGTGCGTGCGGAATCTGCCGGTTGCTCGTGCCGTCGCCGGTCCAGGTTACGACGTCGAAGAACTTGGGGGCGCGGCGGAAGGTCCAGGAGGCGTAGTTGTCGCTGCTTCCATTCACGCCAGCGATTGCCTTAAGGGCGAACCCGTTAGAGTTAAATCCAGAAAGAATGATGGAGCTGGGCGACTCTGAAGTCGTATTATCAGATTGAGAAAATGCGCCACGCACAGTATCAGACAGGTAGTTACTGAAACTTGCGGATGATCGGTCCTTTATCCAAACGAGCCCACCCTTTGTAAGATCGATCCCGTTGGTGATCGTCTGCGTCGAGCCATTGCCCGCATACGGATAAGCCGAAAACACATCCTCAACATACGTCTTGCCCTGCGCCCCCGCAGCGGCCAAAAGTGCCCTATGCATTACGCCACCGCCTTTTCGAGCGCAAGAACAGTCCACTTGGACACGTCCGCATCCCACCAAGCACCAAGCAAGTCAACGCCAGATGCCGTGAGCGTGCCGAGCTTCGACAGGCCCTGCGTGCCTGCCGGGAAATTCAGGGTGAACGCCGCGCCGTTGGTGATCTTGAGCACGATGACTTGAGACTGACCCGCTGCAGGCGGGTTGATAAGCGACAGCGTCGTCGTGGCGGTCGGCGTGAAGCTGTAGGACTGCGCGAGCGAGCAGTCGATATTCACCGTGCCCGAAACGTTGCCGAGTGCGGTCGATGCGCTATCCGTTGCCGTGAAGTGCGCCTTGCCGCCGAACGTCGCGCCGCTCACGAGCAGTTGGGTGAGCGTCTTCCAGATCGACGTGCTGCCGTCGGTCGAAAGAATCTTTCCGGCGTTGCCGGTGACGGACGGCAGGGGCGCAGATGCCGCCGCTGCCGCCGCGCTGGCTGCCGCATTGCCGGCCGACGTGTTTGCAGCCGTGGCACTGTCCGCCGCCGCCCCGGCTGAATCGCTCGCATTCAATTCGGATGCGGCCGCGTTCTGCGCGTTTGTGGATACTGCATTGGCCTTGCCGAGAATCCAGTTGGCAATAGCGATGATCTGCGTGAACATCGGCAGCAAGCGCACGCGAAAGCCGCCATTGGCGAGGCCGGTCGTAGCGTTGCTGTCGTCAGTGACGGTCGAGCCGTCGCCGCCGACGTTGGTTGGGAAAGTAACTTGGTTCGTCATCAGGAAGTTTCCTCAATTTCGAATGCATTGCTGTTGTTGTTCAGAAACACGGTCGCGATTGGGTTGAGCGCACGCATGCGGCCGACGAACGATTGCCGGATCAGGTTCAGTGCGTCGGTCGGATCCCACGCGACAAGCAGCTCGCCGTCCATGCCGAGCTTTCGCTGCATCTCGAAGACGGTTGCCTTCGCCTCTGCATCGGACAGGTAGCCGAGCGTCAGCTTATGGACGCGGCGCGGGTTCTTGCGATCGAAGTACGGCACGCTGCCAAGCGAGCGCTTGACCGCCGTGTCCGTCTCCCAATTCATCGACGCGCCATAACTCATGTTCGCGGCGGGCTGCCAGCTTGGCGACAGGAACAGGCGACCGAATTGCAGATAGCCAGCCGGGTTGGTCGCATCGCTGAACAGAACCTGCACGTAGCGCGCGAGCACGATGGTCGGCAGCACGTCGAGCAGAATGCCGGGGTAGCCGGCGCGGTCATCCAGCGAGATAGTTGCGTCCCACCAGTTATCGTCTTCCCATTCGAGCGCGCCGAACGGATAGACGACGGGCCACGCGACTTGCCAGCCCGAGTCGTATTTGTTCGACGCGAAGGTCGGATCGTCGCCCATCAGCACGCGCCACTGGCCCTGCGTGCTCATGTTGTGGGCAATGAGCGAGATCACTTGAAGCTTGCGATCCTTACCGAGGTCGACATTGAATTGCGTGTTCGGCGTGGTGCAATCGGTCGTGCGAGCGACGCGCGCGAGACGCCGGTCTTGCAGGTTCGTGAGCGCAGCCTGCCAACTGCCGCCCGAGAGCGTTGAGCCGTCCGTCAGGTTCGGATATGCCAGTAGGACGTTTGCCACGTCACCCCCATAGCGTGAGTGTTGCGAGATGCGTGTCAGCGCCCGCGTCCACGCCGACGACCACCATCAGTTTCGACGGCAGGCCATAGCGCGGATACGATAAGCCGACCACGCTGCCGAGGTCGAGCGTGCCGAGTTGCGACAGGTCGATGTCGACCGTCAGCAGCATCCGGCGACTGAACAGCGTGAGGCGTCGATTCGCTTCGGCAAGTGCGTCTGACGAATTGACAAGCGCCGTATCGAACGGCTGCGTCGTCGCGGACGGCCACGCGGTTTGCACGGCTGCGCTCGTCGCAACCTGACTGCGCGACGCCTGCGAGATCCACGTGCGCCGGTCGACGGTCACGCTGCCGGCCGGTTGGTTCTGCACGGTGTAGTTCTTCGCGTAGTTGATCGTCACCTGATAGGCCGGGATTCCAGCCTCTTTGATGTTGACCTGTTCGAGCACAACGTCATCAAAGGTGACGGCAGGCGACCCGCTCGGCGCAGTCACGCGCCCCATGCGAAGCAACCCGAACCGGTCGAACGAGTAGTAAGCGCCGATGCTGCCCGCGATGGCATCCATCAGCGACTGGCTCGTCACCTGACCGTCTGCCCATACGCCGCACGGCGCCGAGGTCAGCGCATTGAGCGCCGTCACGTCTGCCGCGCTGATGTCGGCCGACGTGAAGCCGGCGTCCAGGGCAACCTGCTGCATGACGCTCGCCGCGCTCGTGACGCCGCTCGTCGCATCGCACGTCACCTGCGACGCGGGGCTTGCGCCGAGGCGGAAATAGCCCTGAAAGCGCCGGTAATGCCCCGACGCGGGCTGCGTCGATTGCAGCGTCGCGAGGTCTGGATAGTCGGCATCCTGCGTGAGCAAGACGCCGTTGTCATAGACCGCGGTGATCGAGCAGTTCGCCTGATCCGACGCCTGATAGATCAGGTTCGACGTGTTGACGCACTTCGGCGCGATGTTGAGCACTGAGCCATAGACGCGCGGCTTGTACTGGCCAGCCAGGTCGTTGGCCGTGCCGTCAACGCCATTCGGCAGCACGTTGGTTCCGCCGTATGTCGGGCGTGGCTGCGTGAGCGCGAGCGTCTTGAGCCGGTCATTGACGACCAGGCTGATCGTCGTCGTGTCGCTGACCGTCACATCGCTGAGTGTTCCGGATGCCGTCACCGTCCACTGCGCGAATGGGGTGCCGATCGCGCCCACGCGGATCGTGAACGGCCGCCCGTCGAACGCGTAGTCGGTCAGCAGGAAATCCGCCCCACCGTCGCTGTTCTCAAGCACGATATTTCCCGGCGTCGACTGCGCGGCGCCGAAGGTTGCGAGCGCGGTATTGAAAAGGGACCGCGCAAAGTGCGGGGGGGCACTCAGACGCGGCTCGTAGTAGGCGTTTGCCGGCGTGTCGGACGGCAGCGTCATAAACCCGTCGTCGGAGAAACGAAGGATCTGGACACTGCCATCCGACAGCCGGTAGCCGGTCACATCAATGGCTATGGTCATCGTTTGTTGGCGATTTTCCCGATGTTGTCGCTCGTGTTTTGCAGATGTCGCGTCTGCTTGCTCATGTCGGCCTTGTTCTCAACGTGCTGCTGCTCGGCCTGCTGCATCTGCGCGACGCCCACAGTCTGCACGGTGCCCTTCAGATTCGACACTTCCAAGCGCAGGGCCTTAATCTCATTGAGCAGCGCCGTCTGATCGTTGCCGCCGAAACGCGACCAGTCGATGCTCAGCATCTGCGACAACTTCTGGTTGTTCGCCGACGTGACCACCGCCTCACCCTTGTGGAGTTCAGCGCGGTATCCGTCGAACGGCACGCTATCAAGACCGCCGGCATGCGATCCGTTGATCGCCTTCGCTTCAGCGCTGCTCGCAATCTCGGCGGCGATCTGCGCAGCGGTCTGTGCGCCCGTCGCGAGCTGGTTCTGGTAGTAAGCCAGCCCAGCGGCATCCGGCGCACGGCCGAGAGACTTCTGGTAGTCGGCCACCAACTGCGCCTCAGTGCTGTTCTGAATCTCGCTCACGACTTGGCCGGCCGTTTGCGCGCCAGTGCTGATCTGGTTCTGGTAATACGCCGCCCCACCAGCGTCCGGCGCGCGCCCCAGATATTGCTGGTACGCATTGGTGACATCGCCCAACGGCCCGAGCGCCTGAGCGCCCTGCGATGCATGCAGCGAATCGATGGACGCCTTCAGTGCATCCATCAACGACGCGATCGTCTGCGCCGTCTGGTTCAGGTTGAGAATCCCCTGCACCATCTGGTTGACCGAGTTGAGCTGCTGCTGAGCAACACTCAACTGGCCCTGCGCCGCCGAGATGTTGGCGCTTAGCGACGCCTGCACCTTGTTATAGTCATCTACATACGCCTGCGAACTGGCGTTGTATGCCTGCGACGCGGTGAGGAAGTCTTGCGCGACCTGCGGCAACTGGCCTTGCGCCGTTGCATCGCCTGCCGCCGCCTTCGCTGACGTGTCATCGAACAACTGCTTTTCCGCAAGATACTTGTCCTGCGGTGAAAGCGTCGAAAGGCTGCCGAGCATCAACGATTGCTTCAGGCTTGTCAGCGAATCGATGAACTGATTGAGCGACGTGATGTTCGACTGGATCGCCTGCGAAACGCTGCCGTATGCAGATTGCACATTGCCGAGCGCAGTTTGCACCGCCTGATCCAGCGTCGCCTGCCGCTGTTGCGCGGCCTGTTGTGCCGCTTGCGCCGCCTGATCCGCCGCCGATGTCACCTGCCCGAATGCAGGAGCAAGCCCGAGCAGCGAGTTCTGCAACTGCTTCGCTGCGGGCGTAGACGTATCCATGCCCTCGACAAGCCGCGCAAAATCCGCGCTCGTCTTCGGCATCGCTACGCCCAGTGCATCGAACTGCGCCTGCAGCGATCTAGTGTTCATCACAAGTTGCTGCTCCGGCGTGTAGATCGCGCTGTAGTAACCGGCCCACAACTGCTGCTGATCTGCCGCCGCCTGCGCCGCAGCTTGCTGCGCAGCTGCCGCCGCCGTCGTCATCTGGTCGAACGCCGGCGCCAGCGCCATCATCTGCGCGTACAGCTTCTGGCCGGAGTCCGTCGACAGATCAATGCCCTGCACGACCGCACGGAACTGGTCGTTCGTCGTGACGCTCGACTCGCCGAGCGCCGCAAGCTGGTCCGTCACGGACTTAGCCTGCGCAGCCGTCTGCTCTGCTGTCGTCGTGAAGTGCTGGTTGAAATACCCGAGCTCCTGATTCAGGTTATCGAAGCCACCGGACAGATTGACGATATTCGACTGCGCATTGACGCTAGCGTCCCTGAAGTTGGCAAAAACATCGCCCAGCGTCTTGAATGAATCGAACTGGGCTTTGAGTGCGTCGAGCTGGTTGACGAGCGCAGTGACATCGCTCGCCTGCAGTTTCGACGCGTCAACACCAGAAAGAACAGCGGCATACGGCGCGTCGAGATTCGCGCTTTGCAGCGACGAGATGATCGAGCGCTGAAGCTGCAGACTGAAGTCGTTGAGGACCGTCTGCGAATCCTTGACGCCACCGAGGTCTTGCCGCCCAGGATCGCCAGCCAGATCGCCGAAGCCCGCCGCAACAAACGAATTTCCCTTCTTCGGGCTGACCTCGTATGTCGCGGAATATGGGCCAAGGCCATCGATCGAGCCGCCAAGCTGGGACGCAATCGACTTGATCGAGTCATAGGTGCTCGTGATGGCAGCCTGAACAGAAGTGGCAGCAGGGTCGCCACCCGACGGGCCGCGCACCTTGCTGATGTTGTCGCTACCATCAATCGTGTAGTCGGCCCCGTATCGCGTTTCGCCGCCGCCAAACAGCTTCGCAATGATCGACGTGCCGCTGAGCAGCGACGCAATGCGATCACTCACGCCGAGCTTCGACAAACCCTGGTCAAGCCACTTTGCGCCGGTGGCGCCGAACGTCAGTGTTCCCGGAGCGATCAGGCCACCAGAGAGGACGTTCGATCCAAGGTCTGCGGATACGAGGCCACCGTAGTCAAGGCCGTTCTTGATGTCGTAGCCCTGCATGAACAGCTTATCGTTCAACGCCATCCCGGCCAGAATCGCGCCGACAATGGGAATGGCCGATCCGCCGGCCATAACCCCGGAGGCCGCAGCAGAACTAGCTCCTGCCGTTGATGCCGCCGCCCCGCCATTCGCAGCCGCAGCCGCGCCGACGCCAGCCGTCATGCTGCCGCCAACGCCGCCGAGAGTTGCACCGCCTCCGGCCAGCGCGCCATCTGCCGCCGCCGCGGCCGCTGCGCCGCCCGTCGTCGACAGCCCGCCGAACGCGCCAATCGTGCTCGTGCCGAAGGTGCCGGCCGCACTGCCCGCGCCGAACAAGCCGCTCAGATAGCTGTAGCCCTTCGTCAGAGTGCTATAAGCGCTCGACATGTTGCTGAGGCTGCCGAGCGCATTGTCGCCACCCATGCCGTTGTTCTGCAGAATCTGGTTGGCGATCCCGTTACCGCCAGTCAAGCCGGCAATGTTGGCGATAACGCTGACGATGAACGGCTTGGCGAACTCCTTGTACAGCTCGTTCACCACGGTCGTTTCGAACGTATTCTTCAGCGCCTTTGTGAAGCTATCCCAGCCGGCCTGCCCGTTGGTCAGCATTTGCAGGAACCCGTCATGGAAATCGGTCCCGATGCCGTCAATGGTCTGCTGCCATGTTTTGACGAGATCGTCCTGCTGTTTCTTCGCCTGCTGTGCGGCATCCACCCCCATCTGTGCGCCTAGCAGATCCTGCTGGCTCTTCAGAAGCTTCCTGTCAGCATCCACCATGTTTTCATAGCTGGCAACGACGTCCGGCGCAAGATTGTTCAGGCGGGCCATTGCGAGCCCTTCCTCATCGAGCGCAAGCGTGCTCTGCGCACGCGTGACGAGCAGCTGGTCCAGGGCCGATTTCGTCAGGCCGTAGGTATCCGCCTGATCGCGCAGCTTCTGCGCTTCCTTCTCGTTGGCGTCGGCCGTCTTGTTGGTGGCGTCAAGCTGCGACTGGCCGTACTTCTGCCATGCCTCGTCTTCCTTCGCTGCCGAGTCTGCAATGGCATTGAAAAAGTCTTCGGTCGCCTTGGCTGCGGTTGCCTGATCGTGCTGGGCCTGATTGTTGATCTGCGCCTTCTGTTGCGCGCTCAGTTTCTGGTCGTTGAGGCCCATGGCGAGAATTGCCGCGTCCTGATTGGCGGCGTTGATCTTGTCGGTGGCCGTTTGCGCGATGTTGTCTCGCGTCTGCTGGTAGTACGCCGACTCGCTGATGCCTCCACCTTTGTACAGGGCGTCAAGCTGCCTCTGCGCGCTCGACACTGCCGACAGTTCTTCGGCGAGCGCGTCTTTGATTGCCTGCACTTCACCCTGCAACTGCGTCTTGTCGACCAGGCCGGCGCTGCGCGTCGAACCGGTCTTCTTGTCCTTGTACTTGTCGTTGATTTTCTGTTCATCGGCAAGCTGCTGATCCGGGCTCAGGTTGAGCGGCGTGGCAATAGTGTCGATGTAGGTCTGAACCTCCTTCGCACGCTTCTCTGCTGGCGTCGCAAATTGAGAATTCCAGACATCGTAAGAATGCTTCGCGTCGATCTGTTCCTGTTGCTGGCGCTCGGCGCGCGCATCGTCTTCCGCCTTCTTCTTCGCCGCCTGATACGCGGCGATGGCCTTCTGCAGTTCCGCCTCGTCGTCAGCGGTCCATGTGCCGTTCGGCGTCCATGCAGTCTTGCGCGCCTGCAACTGAGCGACGACTTGACCGGGCGTCGCAGTCGCGCCAAACATGCCAACGGCTTCGATCGCGCCGTTAATCATGCTCTTGATGTCCCGCCAGCCCTTCAGGATGGTGCCCTCGTTCGCGGCGATGTCCTTCGTACGATCGTCCATCGTCTTCGAGAACGTCTCGACGGCGAGTTGCGCGGCGCCCGTCGCGTCGCCCTGCTTCTCCAGCGCGACGATCTGATCGTAGGTCGATGCGGTCAGGTAATGATATGTGTCGTTCAGCTTGACCGACGCCTTAACGGGGTCTTCAGCCAGCTTGGTGAACTCGTCGACCATCTGCTTGACGGACATGCTGGTGTAAGTCGCTACGTCGGCGGTGGTCCGTCCGAGACCCGAGATCTCTTCACCGGTCAGCCTGCCCGCGGCGGCCAGTTGCGTCACGGCATCAGCCGCAGTGTTGAAGCTCGCCCCGCCAGCCGTAGCCGCATCGGCCATCGAACGCAGTCCGTCCACCGTGGTGCCGGCATAGTTGCCGGTTAGCACCAGGGCATCATTCATAGCATCGTTCTGATGCGCGACAACCATCATCGCAGCGCCCACGGCCACAACAGGCACAGCAATAGCCGCGATGGCCAGACCGGTACCGGATGTCACAGCGCCCAACAGATCCATGCGCTCGGCGAGCACCATCGCGCTCTGGTCGAACCGACCAAAATTGCCGTTTGCGAGGTCATTGGCGAGCCGCAGAATTTCCGTACGCGCCCCGGCCGTGCCCAGACCGAAATGACTCATCCCCGCACCAGCGGTTTCGGCTGCACCCGCGATTTCGCTCAGGGCGGTCCGGTTCGTGCCGATGTCAGCAAGCGCTTTTTTGTAGTCGGCGGACGAGACCGATCCCGACTTGAATGCCCGCTCCAGTTGCGCCTCCTGGTCTGCCAGACGGCGCAACTCGACCACGGCCTGATCAGCCTTGATGCCGGCGAGCGCCTGCTGATACTGCTCCGTCGTTACCTGGCCGGATTTATACGCATCGTCGAGCAGCGCCTGATCCGCAGCGAGCTTGCGTGTGGCTGCGCCGAGCGGATCATATTTGGAGGTCAGCGCGTTGAGCGCCTGTACGCGCTTGTCCTCATCCTTGCCGAGGGCTGCGAGCGCTGCATCGTATTCCTGCATCGAGAGCTTGCCGGTCGCCATGGCACGATCGAGCCGGCTGTACTGATCGCCGAGCGTCGCAAAACTCGCATTGCCCTGCGCCATGGTGGTGCGCAACGCCTGCATCTCATCATTCATGAGCACCGTCGCGCGCTGGGCGTCGATCATCGCCTGCGTCTGGGCAGCCACATTCGCGCGCACCTGATCAGCCGATGCGCCGACCGCGCCGATCCCGTCCGCCGCACCCTGCGATGCGGATGCAACCTGTTGCAGCGCCTGCTGCGCTTCGAGCGAGCGCGCGATCATGTCCTTGATGCGGGCAGCCGCCTGATCCTCTGACTCAGCGAGCGCTGCCGCGCCCGCCGATGCACGCGCCATTGAAACGCCGAGATCGTCGTTTGCTGCCGACATGTCGCCGACGCTTTTCTTGTAAGAACCCATCGCCCGTGTAACCGCGCGTTCGATGTCGTTGCCCATCTTCAGCGCCGCCTGGCTGCTGCGATCGGCGCCGAGCTCGAACTCGGCATAGTCGAGCGAAACTTTGGCAATGAGGGAACCGAGAGAGGGCATAGGTTTGTGATGTAAAAAAGCCCGCGCGCGGCGGGCGTTGGACAGCGGTCAGGCGGAGTGCTGCGCTTCTTCGCGCGCACGAATGACGTCGAGTGCTTCGCTTTCCATCAGCCGAAGCCAGGGGAACAGCTTGACGCGCTTTTTGGAACTGAAGCCCATCAGGCGTAGCGCTGACTCAACCAGCATGTAATCGAGGCCAAGCGTCTGCGGTAACCCCATCGGGCCCATCAGGTACCGCCACTGCCCCGACAGCGCGACGAAGGTCTCGAAGACCTCCCAGTTGTCACGCCACACATAGCAATGCTCAGCCGAACACTGTGACCGCGCCGCGTCGATCGCCTCACTCGGCGCACCCGCCGCCTCCAGGGCGGCGACCACTGATTCGTCGGCAGCGAAGTCATCGGGCTTGTCGCCAGCCCAATGACGCGCCACCTCGATCAGTTTTTTTCGCGAGCCACCACGATGCTTTCCCAGAATCCCTTCACCAGCGCAAAAGACGCAGCCGGAATCTGGAGCAATGCATCGAAGTTGTCTTCGTTGAACGGGACCGCCGCGCCGTCATCATCGGTCACGCCCGACCAGCCGGTGACGACTTCCTGCAGCACTTCCTTGCCGGTCTTGCCGCGCAGCTCTTCAAGCCTGTCGTTCGTGCAGCGCTTGAAAGTAACTTTGAAATCGTGCTTTTCCACCTTGCCGCTCTCGCCGACCAGTTGGACTTCAATCTTCTGCTGGTAGGTTTCAGAGTGTGCGATTTTGAATGCCATGGTTTTTCCGTAGAGGATGGCCCGCGCAGCGGGCCGTAAAGGTTGAGGAAAATCGCGGCCTGCGCCGCAGAGTCGTTACTTGACGGTGATCACGAGCTCATCGTTGCCGGCCACCGGGACGAACGTCAGAGTCAGGCCGAGCATGGCAGTGCCGTTCTGATCGCTGTATTTCGGCTGAGTCGCCTGCACCGCTGGCGCATCGATCTGGATGATGTTGCCGGCGGTCTTGCCGTGCGTGATCGTCAGCGGGCCAGTGACCGCGTCGCGAACGGCTGCCCACCAGTCTTTCGTCGCGACCGAGTCAAGCTGGATCGTCGCGCTGCCGGCCGGTTTGCGATCGGTGATATCGATCGATTCCTGCTTGACAAGGTTGAGGTAATTGACCGCGTTGGCGACATCGATGGAGAGCGCCTGCAGCGGCGAACTCGCGCCCTGAAATGACCAGTTCGGCGTGTTCGCTTTATTGATCACCAGCGGTTTCTGGAACTGCGTGTAGTCGACGCCCGTTGGCATCGACTGGTCGACCACATCGCTGTATAGACCCGTGAACTTGAACTTCAACACGGGAATGCTCTTGGCCGTCATGTCGATGGCAACGGTGCCGCGACCCGACGTCATTTTGTGAAACAGGCCGTCGAGATAGTAGTACAGGGTCACGGTCGGTGCATTGTCCGAGATTGGTTCGTACTTCACATCAGTCGTTGGCGTGATCGTCTCAGCGAACCCGCACGCCTGCATCAGGGCGCCCCACGCGGGCGCCGTACCCGCTGCACCGGAGCCCGCCAGTTCCATCTCAAAATCGAGCTCACCATGAATGGCCGACGGCAACTGCTCGCTGTTGCCAAGATACGGCCGCATCACGTCGCGGCTGGCAAACTCGGCCGTCGGCGTGTAGGTGACATTGCGCGCGAGCATCGCGTTCAACGCCGCGGTCGGGACGGCGTCCGTGCCGATGACGGTTTCGATTACCGCCAGAATCAGGGTCTTGCGTGTCAGTTTAGACATACGGTTCCTCCAAAAAGTTAAGCCCGCCAGGAGCGGGCTTTATGGCTTACATGCGGCGGGTTCGCATCTGAATCATCACCAGGTACGCGTACACCGCCGCGTTGCCCTGGTACTCGCTATCGCCCTCGGATTCGACCAGCAGGAAATCATCCATCTGCTCGAATACCTCAACGATCTGGTCGCGCAGCGCCGCGTTTTCGTCGGTGTCGCGGCCGAGAATCGCGATTGTCACGGTGTGCAGGTCGTAGCCGCCGCCCAGCACCCAGCCGGTCTCTTCCTGCGCATGAACCGTATAGACGAGCGCGGGCCACGTCGGATTGGGCGGAAGCTCGACGTTGAAAGTATTGGGCAGGATCGCGGCGAGCGCCGCGTACACCTCGGTTTTCAGACTCATGCCGCCCCTTTCTGAATGAACTGCGCGACGCGATCGGACATCGCCTGCAACGCCTCATCGCTCTTGCGTTCGAAAGCCAGGCCGATGAATGGCATCGGCTGGATGCCGGGGTTGCGCACTTTCATCGCGAAGACAGGGTTACCGTCGGCCTCAAAGGCGAGCTTGCGACCGCGTCCACCACCTTCTTCGTGCGGCTTGGTGCCGAACTCGAGGTACCACCAGTAGAAGGGATCATCGACGTAGGTCTTCCTGATGCTGCCGTCCGCTCGCACCGAAAACACAACCTTCGCCCTGCTGCCGAGTTCGCGGCCATGCCGCACACCGAGGTTGTATTGCGCCACGCCGGGCGGCGGATTGGCTTCGCGCTTGACCGCGATGTTGTTGAGCAGCGCACCGGTTTGCTCAAGCCCTTTGCTCAGGGCTATCGCCTTCGCTTCACGCTTGATCACGTTCGCGCCAATGAGCGCCGCAGAAAACGCCACCTTCTTTTGCATGTCGTCCTTCAACGTCGCGATTGCCCCGTTGAAGGCCTGCAGGCCGGAAATCAGGTTGTCAGTCGCCATCAGAGCCCCTCGCTTGCGCCCGTGTCGCAGGTCAGGATCAGCGTTTTATGCTGATCCAGCACATCATTCACGAAGCGGATGTTGAACAGCTTGCTGCCGTAAAGCACGCGCATCGTCTCGTCGATGCCGGACAGATAGCGCATGGTGAACACCGTGCGCGCATCGGCGGTCTCACCACCCTGATGTACGGTGGCAGAGCGCTCCATGCCGGACAGATAGTTGACACCGGCCCATACTGTGTCGACGTCTGCCCAGCCCGCGACATTGCCGCCGGAGGCGTTCTTCGAGTTAGTGCGGCGCTGGATCGTGATACGTCGATCGAGTTTTCCTCCACGCATGGACGCTCCTCAGGCAGACCAGATCCGGTAGGCATCAAGCAGGCTGTCCAGGTATGACAGGCTCACCGTCGCCGCCCGGTTGTCCGCGATTTCGGTCTCACGGTTTTCGTAGAACGTGCCGACCGTCGCAAGAATCCATTGCACGATCGGCTCTGGCACCGCGTCTCCGGTGTCGCCATAGCCGGCCTTGTACGTCACCACGACGGTGCCCCTGGGCAGACCGAACAATGTCGCGTTATCGCCGAGCTCGGACGTGTAGTCCGTCACGGCCGCACCAGCCAGCGTGACAGATTCAATCGACTGCACCGGCCAGCGCGTCAGTTCGACATCGCCCGCGCAGCGGGAAAACCGCTCCTGGAACGTCTGCGTAATCAGCGCCCGCCCGGTGATGTTTTCCGCGCGCGCGGTTGCCGCCTGCAGATAGATCGTGATCAGATCGTCTTCGACGGTTCCGTCCACGCGCAGATGCAGTTTCGCGACATCGAGCGATACGGGCATCTGCGCGGGCGGTACGATTACCTGAACCATCATGCCCCTCCGCTACAAAGTGACTTTGGGCGGCCGAAGCCGCCCGCCAATCGCCGCTTACGCCGCCGCTTGCTGCAGCGCCTTCCACGCACCGCCGACATCGATGCTGCCGGCATCACCGCGATAGAACGCGAGGAAGCCGACCTGCCCCTTCATCGTGAAATTGGAGTCGGTCATGCGGAACAGCATCACCTGCATCACGTCGCGAATCAGATAGTTCGTGAAATCCCCGAAGAGAACCGTTTTCGCGTTGGCGGCGGCCGTCGGCATGTACTGGTTGATGGTGTACTGGTACCCGAGGATCGTATCGGGCTCTTTCACCGCGATGCCCGGCAGCCACAACGGGCGACCATAGCCATCCTTCAGCTTCTTCAGACCCTTCAGTGTCTGGTCGTGGAACTGCCAGCGCACTTTCGGCGAGCTGCGGTAAGCCGGGTCAACCGAGTGCTCCAGCTCGACGAGGTCCGTGTACTGGACATCTGCCACGTCCGCTGCTGTTGCGCCCACCGCCGCAGCAACGAGTGCGCCCTGCGGCTCATTCGTGCCTGTACCCAGAATGTATTTGCGCTCCGTGATCCGCGCGATGCGCGTGGCGAGCGCGGTATGGATGTAGCCTTCCAGATCGATGCGACTGTCCTGCAGCAGCTCGATCGGCACGGCGACCGACTTCGAACTGAACTTGTAGGCATTGATTTCCTTCATGCCGAAGGCGAAATCCTCTCCGCCCACCAGAGTGTTCTGGCCGACAATTTCACCTTCCTGAGCCGTAGAGTCCACGGTCGGCCACTGGATCTGCTGGCCGTTGCCCGTGCCGATCACCGTAGCGATCTGACGCATGCCGCCGAAGGCCTTGAGCGCTTCGATCAGCTGCGTCGCGAAGTCGGTCGGCACCAGATAGCCGCCTGATGCGACGTCGGTGCTCATGTCGTTGCGAACGCTTGCTGCGCGCTGCGCGACGTACTGGCGCTGCTGCTCGTTCAGCGCGTCCTTGCCCTCGCGCAGCCAGGTGTTGAAAATCGACTTTTCCATCGTGACATTGGCATGCGCCTCGTCCGTGGAAATGCCGCCCTGATTGGCGCGGTTATTCGTGCGGCCAAACTCGTGCGCGGCCTCGTCGAGCACGCGCTGGTTGCGAGCGATCTCCGCATCGGTGCTTTCGATGTCGCGGGCCAGCTCGTCATACTTGGTCTGCTGCTCGGCACCCCAGGCCGAGCCGGTGTGGTTATCAACGAGGTTGCGCAGCTCTTTGGACATCGAGACGCGGCGCTCCCGCAGTGCTTGAATAGATACAGGCATTGAATGCTCCGAAGTGAGGTGCCCGCACGCGCGGGCATAAAAAAAGCCGCCTCGCGGCGGCCAGACATGCGCGGGAGCGACTCCTACGCAATGCGTTCCAACATTCGCACGCGGCGGGCGCGATCGGCCGCCGCATAGTCAGGTTCATGCTCCGTGAGCGAGCGCGGAGCGTTCCGGTATGCGCCGAGATCCCAGCGGTTGTCGGCGGATTTGGCCGCGACAATGTTGTCGACCAGCCCCGCGTCCTTCGCTTCCTGCGCGGTGAACCACGTTTCTGCATCCATCCACGCCTTGACCTCGTCGAGCGTCTTGCCGGTCTTCGCGGCATAGTCGTTCGCAATGCTCGTGTCGATCTTCTGCAGCATTGCAATCGTGTCGCCGAGCTCGGCCGCGTTCCCTACGGCTACGGTCCACGCGTTATGGACCATCATGAAGGCGCCCTCAGCGATGTTCACCGACTTCGCGGCCAGCGCGACGTATGTCGCCGCGCTCGCGGCGAGTCCGTCGATGTGTGCGGTCACGTTGCCGTGCTGCTGGATTGCCGTCGCCAGCGCGCGGCCGTCGAACGCGTCGCCACCCGGCGAGTTGATACGCAGGTTGACCGCGCCTTTGGCATCTTTCAGTTCCTTGATCACGTCCTGCACGGCGATGCCATACCAGCCGCCTATGGTGTCGTACAAGTAGATGTCGGTGCCGTCGGCGGCGTTACTGACCCGAAACTCCGGCTTTTTCTGGTTGAACAGCGAGAAAATCTTGTTTTTCATTCAGGAATCCCCTCAGGATCAGTTGTATCCGGCTTTGGCGATGGCTCGCCGCCTGCCGGCCCCTTGTCGCCGTCTGCGGCGCCCGTATCGCCAGACGCAGGGGCGGTTGGAAAATAGACCCCCGCGCATGCGCCACCGAGCGGGGGCATGTTGAACCGCGACCGCACCTCGTCGATCGACATCCAGCCCGGCCCCTGAGAGCCGCCGATAGCCTGCCGGTAATACGCCGCCTCCGCCACCGGATCGCCACGCGTCAGACGCGTCACGTCGAACTCGCCGTAATACCGGGCGCTGCGAAACGTCTTGCGATTGATCTCCGCTTCGTACCGGTTCAGATACGGCCGCACCGAATAAAGCACGAAGCCTCGTCCCATTTCCGAAACGCCCGAGCCCCAGCTGGTCGTTTTTGAGGTCTCGCCGATCATGAAAGGCGGCACACCGAACGCCCGTGCGATGTCGATGACCTGAAACGAGCGCGATTCGAGCAGCTGCGCATCGACGGCCGTCATCCGCAATTGCGTCACGTCGCCGCCCTCGCCGAGGATGGCCGGCGTTCCGACGTTATCGAGGCCACCGTGTTTCTTGACCCAGTAATTGCGCAGATCCTCCCGCTGTTCCTTCGAAAGTTGCTTTGGGAACTTCAGGACGATGTCGGACATGTTGCCCTTCGTGAAGGCCTTGTCCGCCAGTTCCTCGGCGTGCTGTGCGATCGGCACCGCGCGACTGGCCGCATACTTCAGCACTGACATCGAGCGCCCCGTACGTGGGTTGAAACCGGGTCCGGTGAAGTGCAGGATGTCGTCCTGGTCGAATGCGACCGGAATCATTTCATCGCCGTACGTCATCGGGATCGACACGACGTAGTAGTACCGCCCATCCTTCAGCCAGACCCAGACCGAGCGAGGATCGAGCGGGATGATCTCGTCGATGATTGTCGGGTTTCTCGGATTGCGGATCAGCAACGCGAACGCATCGCCGAAGAAGCACTGTGATGTGACGAAGTACTCCCACATCATCGGTGCGGACATCATCGCGCAGGGCTCTTCGTTGAACTTCCACCACAGCGGGTGATCGTCGGCGAGCGCGCGAGCCGTACCGTTGCGGCGGTAGATCTCCATACGCATCGAGGCGACTGCGCCGCCGAGCAGGCGCACGCAGGCGTATACCGCTGAGGTCCGCATCGCCTGATCGGGGTTGACGCTGGCGAGTCCAGTGCCGGTGCCAAGGAGGTCTGACAGCTCCTCGTAGTTGACCATCGTCACGGCGCCGGTGTCGTTGCGCACGTCCGGCGCTGGCGACGCCTGCAGCGCCGGCTCCGCCCGCATGGACAACGACGCCTCGGCCCGCCACCTGAATGGATTGAACATTAGAGCTCCACGAATACTTCCGAATGCCCGTCGCTTTCGCCAGGCAGAATAGCCCGACCGAGTGCCATGATGGCTGCGACGGCGCCGTCGATCTTGTTTTCCGGCCGCTCTTTACGCGGATAGATGTTGTCTTTCTGATCGCGATGGCACACGACGTTGCTGATCATCCAACCGAGCACCGGATCGCCGTTATGCTCAAGCGCTCCTTTCAGCACAAGCGCTTCGAGCTGCTTCATCGGCTCGCTGAAATTGAGCACGGTCGGACGCATCTCGACCATCGGCACGTTATCCGCGAGCAGATGGCTGGAAAGCTGCGTCGCCTGGAACGGGTCGAACGGCACCTCCGCGACATCGAACAGCGCACAGTCCTCACGCACGCCGTCCTCGATCAGATCGAAGTCGGTCACCTCACCATCGGTGACCGTCAGCCATCCACTGCGGCGCCAGCCGTCGTACTGGCTGTTATGGGCGTTCTCGACGGCACGCTCCGGTAGGTAGTACGTGCCAAAAATCGCCCACTTCTGCCGGTCACCTGAAGGCGGAAAAAGGCGGATTTTTGCGGCGATATCGACCTTGCTCGCGAGATCGAGCGACACATAGCCGCGCTGGCCATAGAATTCTTCGATCCGCAGATCAGGATTGGCGCAGGCATCCCATGCCCGCATGTCCATCCACGCGCTGTCGGCGTTGACCCAGACGTTGAGCCGCTTGGTCAGGAAATTGCCGACTGCGCTGGGCATCGACAACGCCTTGCGGCAGGCAGACTCCATGTCGTCCGCGAGGACTGACACGCCGTAGTTCGGATTTGCCTTCGGCCAGCATGCCGGATCCGCCCAGTCGTCGCCGTCGTCGATTGTGAAGATGATCCCGAAGAACGACTCGTCTTCGACAACGCCGCCGAGAATTTTCGTCACGTGCGTGCGCTGCTCGTAACAGATCCCGGTGCGGTCAGTGCCGGCCGTCGTGATCATCCACAGCAACGACTGGTCACGAGCGCCGGTCGCCGAGTCGATCACATCGAATACGGCACGTGTCTTGTGCGCGTGCAGCTCGTCAATCACCCCGCCATGGACGTTGAGACCATCGAGCGTGCTCCCCTCGGCGGACAGCGGCGTGAACTTGCTCGCATCGTCCGGCACCAGCATCTGATGCTGCAGCACCTCGATGCCGAGCGTCCGGCACATATCCGGCTCGCGCAACGCCATCGCCTTCGCGTCATCGAAAACGATCTTGGCCTGGTCACGCGTAGTTGCCGCGCTGTAGACCTCCGCGCCCGGCTCGCCATCAGCGGCGAACAGGTACAGTGCCACGCCGCAACTCTTCGTCGACTTCGCATTCTTGCGGGCGACTTCCTCGTAGGCCCGGCGGTAGCGGCGAAGCCCGGTATCGACGTGCAGCCAGCCGAAGACCGTCGACAGCACGAAGATCTGCCATGGTTCGAGCTCGATGCGTTGCCGCGTCCGTGCCCATTTGCCCTTGATGTGCGGCAACAGTTCGACGAAGCTGCAGATGCGACTCGCCGCTTCGATATCGAAGCGATACGGAAAAGCTGCGTCGCCGTCTTCGGCACGGGCAAGGTCGTTGCGTTGGCGTTGACACGCCAGCTTCACCCATTTGCACGCGACGATCCGATCAGAGAGCACGTCGTCGATGTAGCTGTTCGCGATCTCGACGTAGTTCGGTTCGTCGCGCTCTGCGCTCATTTCGCGAACCGCCCCCAGCCACTGCTCGCCGGCTCCAAACCGGGCAGCGCCAGCTGGTTGGTCGATGCCGTCACGCGTGAGCGGCTCGCGGGCGACAGCCCGAAGCTCTGCAGGAACTTGTGCACCTGATCCTGCAGCGAATTGATCAGGCTCACTTCGACGGCCTGCTGGCGATAGCCGGAAGGCGCCACGTCGACGAATGCCTCACTCGCCGTCTTGCCCTCAGCCGCGAGCAGATCCTGCCGCTTCTGGAACGCTGTCTCCAGTTCGACGAGCCGGCCCCATGCCTGACAGTACAACGCAAGGGCCGCCCGATCGAGCCGGCTGATCAGCCCGAGCTGCTCGAGCTCGGCAGACACGCGCTTCCACTCCTTGCGCGCCTCCTTGTTCAGATGGCGCGGCGCGTCCGGAATGGCGACCTCCGGATTGACGCCGTCCGACAGGTTGATCGGACGCTTTCCGGGATTGCCGCGAATGAGTTTGAGCGCCGCAGGCGCTGGTTGCGGACCACGTTGACCCATATGTGCAAGGAGGTGCTTGGACACCCCCCCCTCGATAACTTGCGCGCAGAAAAAAATGACTAAACACGCGGTCCCATCCGGCGGCCTGCCAGACTTTCGGCCGCCCCCCGGCCAGCCGGCGGCGCAGACCCGGACCAGCTTCGGATGCGGCATTGCGGCCTTCGGGAGCGCCCTCCAGCGGCCTGTTTTCGTTCGGTAGCCGCCGCCCGCAAAGTAACTTTCGGCGGGCGCACCACGGGGCGCTATGAGGTCCGCAGCCGAGCGCGGGCGCTCTCGCGTGCCGTCTTCGCCTTGTGGCACGGTTCGCAGATCGATTGCAGGTTGGATTCGTCGTCCGTGCCGCCTTCGGCCTTCGACTGGATGTGATCGACCTGTGTTGCGCGCGCCACACGACGCGCACGCAGGCAGGGCTGACACAGACCGCCGTCCCGTTTTAGAACCAGTTCGCGCAGCCTGGTCCATGCTGCGCCGTAGCCGCGTGCGTGGCGACTGCCGCGTCGCTTGTCACTCACCCAGCCTGTCTGCTCGCGAGCGTGTTCGGTACAGAAGCCCGGTTCGGCCACGACCGTTCGGCAGCCGAAATGCCGACACGGTGTCGGTGCTTTACGTGGCATCGCGACCGGGCAGATGCGATCGGGCTTTGCCGACAAGCGAGCGGATACGCTGCGCCGTGGTGCTGTGAATGAACCACGCGCCGACTTCCGCCTCGATCTCATCGAGCCACTGATGCGACGGATGCTCGTTGGACGTAGCCGACGCTGCACGTTTGTCGGCAGGCGAATCGTCTGCTGTGCCAGCCACTGCCGGCGACGCTGCTGCACCGCCTGTGTCGCCATCAACAATGGAAGACCGCAGCGCGAACGCTCGAAGAAGGCTATGGACTGCATGCATAAACGCTCCTGAAAAGACAAAGCCCCGAGGGCTTTCGCACTCAGGGCTTTGATGATCTTGTTTTGCAGGGACGAACGTCTCCCCGCAAATCCCAGCAGCCGTTTATGTTGTTCGTTGCGCCGCTCGCGCAATACTGTGTGGCTGCTGGGGAAGGGTTGCGCCACGAGTAGGCGGGCGCTCCGTTCATCCAGTGACTCGGTAAAGGATGGCCGAAATATATTCGATCGATTCTTGGTTTGCAAGAGTTTCATTGACGAAGCTGTGCGCGCATTGTGTCTACGACTCGCCAGTCCACCTTATCAATTATCGCCAGCATCGCGCTGAAGTGATCGACCCACGACCGGCGATAGACCGGCAGCGACACGCCGAGCGCATGAGCGCGCGCGGCCTCGTCGATCTGCCTTCGCCCGTCACCACCGCAGCACGGACAGATCTGTCGCCCCTCGGTTTTCTTTGGCACGGTGGTCAGCACACCACGACCAAGACATCGTTCACATCGAACCCGTTCGCGATACACGATTGGCCCGCCTCGACCGTTCGAGTGTGCGGCGAACGGCACGCGTTCCTCAGTGACTTGTTCGCCCTTCCCTCCGCAGTCCGGACATACGCACGAGACAGGCAACGGATTCATATTTCGCCCGATAGCGCCACGCCCATTGCATCGCACGCATTGATCGTCGACCCACTCAACAAGCAGACGCAGCGCGAACCGCTCGACGATATCAACCTTCGAGCGCTCGATGCGCTGGCCTGCCTTACGCTCGCGCCTCGCTTCGGCATCAATGCCAGTAAATTTTCCGCGATTGAATTTGCCTGACCGCCGGATCAGCTGTGCGAGCAGCAATGTCGTGCGCCGCACCGCATCGGGTCGAATGTCCTGCCCGCATTTCATCCGCACGAGTGCTCGGCCAAGATCGTTAGCGAACGCCAACGCGCCCAAAGTTACTTTCGGATCCACGATCGGATCGGAAAACTGACCGCGAACGTTCATCGCGACACCGGCTTGCTCTTTCAGGTCGATCACTGCTTACCTCCTATCCGTCCCAATGTCCCAATGTCCCAAGGAAAAAAGGTCGTGAATGCGCGGGGGCGCCTGCGACGTGCGCACCCTCGCCTGCACGTCGCGCACGTCGCACGCGTCACACGCACGCCTACGAGGCAATGCGCTTGGGACGTCAGGACATGGGACGCTTTGCGGCGCGCCGAAATGTGATCGGCAGCGCGCCGATATACGCTGACGCGCGCGCCAAAGCCTGCGGCGAGCAAGCAAAACGGCGCGACAAGATTGGCATCAGAGCGGTGCGTCATCGTCGTGCTCCGCTTGTTCAAAAGCGACGGGCGTCGCGGGAACCGGTACGTCGACGGGATCCGGAGGCGTGTAATACCATTCGCGATTGCCGGTCGATTTACGCTTGCGTACCCAGCCGAGCGACTTCATTGCCTTGCCAACGCGGCGCTGCTCTGCCGGCGTCCACTTGGCGATCTCAAGCTTCAGGCAGTCGCCGAGGATGTCCTCCATCGTCACTTCGCCGAGGAGGGCGATATGACGGGCGATCATCGTTTCGTAGATGTCTCCTTCGTAGCGGGCTTCCTGCTCGGCGGAGAACAGCGGTTTTTCGGCCGGCAGAACCTGCCACGGCGTGGGCAGCGTTCCACCCGCCTCGGTGTTCGCCGCGTCCCATTCGATATACGTCTGATAGGCTTCCGCCCAGATCTGATCGCGATCGTCTGCCAGCCCTTTAAGGTCGAGCGGCGACCCGGCTTTAACCGGCCAGTAACGACGGTTCCCTGATTCATCCTTCAGGTATGTGTCAAAGTTGACCGTGCCAGCAAAGACGCTTTGACGTGGCACATCAATCGCCCGCCTCGCGTAGGGCGGTCGATACGTGTCCACTGCCGTGGTGAAGAAACGCTTGGCGTTCGATGAATCGCTCTTGCTGAGCGCGTCCAGCTCGGCGAGCTCGATCACCCACTTGCCGGCCATCACGGCGAACGCATCCTTGTCGCCAATGACGATGTTCGCGTCGGTGAACCACTGCTGGCCGAACAGCGTCCTGAACGCCGCCGACTTGCCGGCGTCCTGCACGCCCTCAAGAATCAGCACGTTGTCCATCTTGCAGCCAGGACGCATGACGCGCCCGACAGCGCCGAGCAGCCACTTGAAGCCGGCCAGCTGGACATACTCACTGTCTGGAACCAGCAGGTAGCGCGTGAGCCACGACCGCAAGCGCGGGACGCTGTCCCACTGCAGGGCCGAGAGATAGTCCCTCACTTCGTGATACCGGTTCCGATCGGCGACGAGGAACGCCGCGTCCATGACGACGTCACTGCGTGGACTGAACGAATATGTCTGACCGAGCCAAAGCACGCAGCGCGCGTCGTCACGGTCGGTCCACTCGCCGGTCTCGCCACCTTCAAACGGCGGCGGCTTGAGCTTCATGATGCGCAGCGAAAACTGCTCGAAGCCGAAAACGCCCTGCCACTTTTCATCGTTGGACAGGATGGTGAATACGTTGTCGAGCGATGGCAGGATTGCTGATGACTTCTCGGCCCGCCGCAAGTGTTGCCGCCACGTGAATGCACCGTTCTCGGCCTCGATGTGTGCACCGGACGCGTCAGCTGACGTCGCGCGGTGAGGCGAATTCGGATCGATTACCGTGCGAACATCGTTCGCGGCCGGCGCCGAAACGACGCCTGCCTTCTCCATCGCCTCGATCAATGCTGCCGCGCGGTTATAGCCGATCCGCAGACCGCGCTGCACGCCCGAGACAGTCGCGCGCTTGCCCTGACGCACGAGTGCCACAGCATCGCCGTAGAGCGGGTCCGCAAGTTTCGCGACGGCCTGCAGGTGAGGAAAAGGCGGGATCTCTTCAGCGGCCGGAGCCAGCGCCGCGAGCAACGCAGCTTCGATCTGCGCCTTGACGATGTGCAGGCCTTCCTCGCAATGCAGATCGTTGTAATCGGTCAGCTTGCGGTCGCCACGCGCCGCGAACCGCGGATACACGACACTGGCGTTACCGACTTCTGCCGCCGCTTCTTCGGCACGCTTGCGGCCTGTGTTCTCGAAACGCCATCTGCGCTCCGGCATGACGTCGTTCCAGACCGCGAGCTCGATGTACTCGACACCGCCATTGACCTGCTTGTACTCCGCATGCAGCGTGTAAGACGTATTCTTCGATTGAATCTCTATGGGGTCGCCACCGATGACGAACTCGCCTTCATAGCCGTAGTCGGCAGCCAGATGTTCACGCAGGCGCGGCTCGATTTTCCAGTCGTCGTCGGCACAGACCAGCAGGTGAAGGTCCGGATAGGCCGCTCGCAGCGCACGAGCTGCGGGCAGGATGCCGCCTGCGTCAAAGCAAACCGACAGAGGGATCTGTCCGTCCGTCGCCATCCGGATCGAGCGGCCGGTCGCGTAGCCTTCAGCGATCATAGCTATGCGGTCGTCGATGCCGATCTCACCGATACGAAACTCGGCGCCCTTCTTTTCCATGCCCTTGTTGAAGCGCTTTGCGCCATCGGGCGTGACTTTCTGAAGGCCGACCATTCGGGGCTCGTCGCCGCCATACTGATACATGGGCACAAGCAGCGTGCCCTCGGCATCAAAGCGCACGCCCTCTGGCGTAATCTGCTTGCGATCGAGGTAGATCGACTGGCCGTCGACGAACGCATGTTGCCATTGCTGGCGGGCACGATTGGCCGCCATCTTCGCCGCATGCACGCGCTTACGCTCATCCTCGCGCTCAATCTCAGCCTGACGCGCACGCGTAACCGCCAGATCTTCAGGAGCAGCCGCCTCGCCCTGCCATTCGAAGGTCTGCGCGCCGTTGTCGTCGCCGACCCAACGACCGAAGGCGCCGATGTAACCAAGCACCTGACCGTTACGCACCACCTGGTGGATCGAGTACCAGAACTTCTTGGCCGGACCATAGCGGTGCGGTTTGCCATTGTCTGATACGCGCGGATGACCTTCGGGAAGCTTGGGGTGGCCAGCAGCCGCGAGCTGCGCTGCAATCTGATCGAGTGATGCCATGCCTTAACCCGCGATCAGGACAGACTCAGCGTCGAAAAGGCGACGCCATCTGGCGCGGCCCGCCGCAAATCGGCCTGAGCAGGCGACAAATTTGGGTGCGAACGGATGCCGCGCGCGAAGCGCGGAAGCGGTATTGGACAAAGTCACTTTGGATCCCCCGGAAATTGCTTTATTTGCCACGAAGCCGACGCCATTCAGCGTCGTGTGACGCTTTGAAAACTTCGATTTGCTCCGCGGTGAGATAGCCAGCGATGAAGCCAAAGAAGAGCCCGCGCTCGGTGCGCGTGCGCAGCGTTGCGCAATAGCTGGCAGCGGACAGCACGAAGTCATCCAGATGGCCGACCTGCCGTGCGCGAACGAGGAGCATGTCGGCCGGGAAGGTCGGCAAGAGAGTCGAGAGGAATGCGGCTACCCGCGTCGGGGCGTGCGCGGCAAGGCGAGCCAGTTCAATTGATGCGCAATGAAGCTGGTGATCGAGGTCACAGCACAGCCCCGCATTGGCGCGGTACTGATTGCAGCACGCCATTCCGACCCGGAACTGCATGCTTAAACTCGCCCGATCTTGCTGATGCGCATAACGACCCGGAGCAGACGATCGAGTCCCCGCTGATGTTTGCGCGCCGCAACTGCTATGGCATCAGCTTCCTGTTCAGTGATCCTGCCGTCAGCGATGGCCGAGTGAACTTCACCGGCCACTACGCCGCTTTGACGCGCGAGGTCCAGCGCACCGAGAACCACCGCATCGACGCCGTCGCCATCCTCTGCGTCGCCAGTTTCGGTTGCTCTCAAGCCGAACTGTTCGTTGAGGGCGTGAATTGCGTCGCGCGCTTGCGCCTGACGCTTTTCCTCCATCCACTCGATCAGCAGTTCGAACATTTCCATCGAGAGACGGTTCTCACCTTCCCCGCGCAGACGCAGGCGCAGCGACTCTGAACCAATATTTTTACCGCGTCGATTGGTCAGAAAAGCCGCTGCGTCTGCGACGCCTCCAGGCGTTTTCCGAACAGACGTATAGAGAACGTCGAGCCACTCAGTACCGCTATACCTGCATGTCATCTGAAACCCCGGTGTCTTTACGAAGACGATTTTTCATTCTGTCTACCGCTCGCGGGAGCCCGTACTATGCGTCCTTCCCCACGCTACTGGCTATTCCATGCGGATCAACCATCTATCAGTCGTGCGAGAATTTGTGTCAGCACAACCGATCAACCGCATGAGCGCAACGGAAGGTCATCGGGTATGCAGAAAGTCCCGCTTGCCGCTCGAACACTTTTTAATCGGTACTTGCGGGACGAATCGGGACGGTCCCGACTGGTGGCTGAGCGTCGTCGGCGGTCTCCATCGCCAGCCGCTGCGCGGCGCAAAGAACGCGACGGAATTGCTCCCAATCGACATTTGGGCGGAGAACCTCGCATCGGACGCCGGTCAATTCTTGGATAGCCGGGCACTCCTCCGTGGGTGCACCGCGGTTGATCCAGTTTGAAACCGTGTTCGGGCGCTTGCCGAGCCGATCAGCAAGCGCTTTTAGACCGCCAGCCGCACGTATCGCCTTGCGCATGGCTTCCGATTCTTGACTAGGTTTTGATGTGCTCATGCTCACGAATATACACACGCCGTGAGTTTTCCGCAACTTTTTGTGAGTTCGCTCTGTGAGTCACAACTTGTGTATATTGCGATATTCTCCGATCATGGAAAGAAACGTTGTTCCTTGGGACCGCATTGCGTCCCGCCTGTCGGCCTCCGGGCGGCGACCTGCATGGCTGGCAAAGAAGCTAGGCACAGGTACGAACACCATCACCAATTGGAAAACGAGAGGCGGCGCACCTCTGGCTCGCGCGCGCGATATAGCAGAAGTGCTGGGCTGCTCAATCGACGAATTGATGGCCGATGAGGCCACAAACCAACTTACGAAGAGTGAAGTAGAGGCTTACAATGCGCCCCATAGCGGGGATAACTTCACGGCCGGTCCTGACATCAAGCCGAGGTTTTACCCTGAAATCTCGTGGGTGCAGGCAGGTATGTGGACCGAAATCGCTGACAACTTTGTGCTCGCCGACGACGCTCGGCAATACCAGTGCCATATTGATCTTGGCGACAAAGGGTTCGTCCTTCGCGTCGACGGAGTATCAATGACGGCGCCTTCAGGAGTGTTCCCGACCTTCCCTCCCGGCATGCTCCTTTTCGTCCGTCCTAACGAGGATGCGATACCGGGCAAGTTCGTAATAGTCCGCCGAAACGGAAATACCGCAACTTTCAAAAAGCTGGTGCAGATCGAAGGCGAGCTCTACTTGGAAGCGTTAAACCAAGACTGGCCGCACCGATACATGCGTGTTCAAAAGGACGACGTGTTCTGCGGAGTCGTGATGCACGCCGGGTTCGATCTCTAATCTCTGGCAGGCCGGTCCACGCAACGGTGGGTAGCTTCTAGCTGCCCACCGTTTTTTACGTCCGACGCAACAGTGTCTTGTGCGAGCCACGCACGGCTCACAAATAAAACTCACAAACTGTTTGCGCAAAACTCACAGGCTGTGTAGCATCCGTTTTCATCCACAACCCCTATGGAGTCCTTGGATGAAAAGCTACCGCTGTTATTACCTGATGAAGGGCGATGAGCCGAGTCCGCTTACGCCGTTTGTCCAGCTCCAAGCCCCTGACGCGATCGACGCTGCGCACGCCGCAATGCGTGTGACCGGCTGCGCACGGGTAACCGACGTCGTTCGCGTCGGAGAAGCCGAATGAAAAGCCTCCCGGATTGGAACACTGCAGCCCGCCATAGGTGGCTGACGCAGGAAGCTGCGGCAGAACAGGAATGCGGCACGCAGGAACAAAGTGACTTTGAACAGTCGCTGGCCTTCCGCCTGACCCTGATCGTCGCGGTGTTCGTGATCGGCATCAACGTTTTTCAGCCGGCACCCGCACCGCTCGTCGTTCACACCACGCACGCGACGGTCTGAGGTGGCGACATGGCAAAACGCAAACACCACTCCCACCACAAGCAGGAAGTCCCGCCGGGCGTCGTCGTCGTTTTCTTACTGATCGCCCTCGTCGTCGCTTTCGCCAAGGTCGCGCCCGGATTGGCGCGACACATCGGCTAGAAGCCGACATGGCTGAGCGGATACCCGTAACCGATGTCGACATCGAGCGTGAATACCGCCTCCGCCATCTGGCCGGCTCCCTGGCCAATGCAATCCCCGCGCTGCGGATCTGCCTCGCCAATTGCGCCGAGTTGCGGAAAAAGCGAGCGCAAGCAGATCAACCCACGCTGGACGGCAAACGACTTGCTGCCGGCGATACCGACTGACGCCATATGCAAAAACTCAGACTTCAGGTTCCGCAGGAACCGCCACGCCGCGACACTATCGGCCTTCGGACGCGCGTTAAATACGATCCGATGGCACCGCGCGCCACTACTCCGATCATGGTCGGAAAATTCGTTGTAGCGCGTCGCCCGCTTCACGGCAGCATCCACACGCTCTACATGATCATGGACGGCAGCACGGTCGTCGGCACTTCCATATCGGTCCCGAACGAGCAGGATTGCGCAGCCGCGCTCGGCAAACATCGCCGCAAGCAGGCCGCCAGTCTGGCCGATACGACGATTGCCAAAGCGAAACGCAAGTCCCGCGCTCAGCCGGTCAAGGAGGTCGCATGATCTTCGCGCTTCTCGTCGCCGTCGCCACTTGCTGCACGGCCTGGTTCATCACTGGCCCTGCTGACCAACGCCACATCGGCTACCTGTTCGGACTCGTCGACGCCGTCCTCTGGCTTTTCGCTGGCGTGTCGGCCGGCAAGCTCATCGTCGTCATCATCGCCGCATTCTGCGCGCTCTGCTTTGGTCGGCCGTTCCTCCGCACGCGCCTGAATGCCCGCCTCGGGAGGCAGCATGGTTAATGACCTCACACCGATCTGCAAAGCGTTGATTGGTCTTTTCGCGGTCCAGCGTGAGCCGCTGAATATCACCAAAGTCGAGCGTCTGCTGCCCCACGCCGACCCAGAGGTAATGCGCGACACGCTGCAGATGCTTGTGCGCACGGACGTGGTGCGGCAAGCCATGCGGCGCATCGTGTATGGCCGCGAACAGGAGCTTGTCTACTGGCTCGCAGGCAATGACGTTGGCTCATTCGCTGGCACCCAGCTCCACTACCCGCCGAGTTCGTCTTATGACGCAACGTTGGCCGACGTGGCGGGCATTACCCGCCGGAGGGAAAACCCAATGCTGGAAGCCGGCGATGCGCACGAGCTCCGCATCCTGCGCGTGGCACAAAAGGCGATCACCCTGGAGATTGAACGCGTATCGCGTGGCGAACGGGAGCCGAACCATGCCTAAGACCAGTCCGCTCGTGCTCGACGCGATGATCGTCACCGGCAACACGAAGGCGGCGATCAAGGCGGCCGGTGGTGGCTCGTCCGATCTGTGGACCGTGCCGCCCGACCAGCTGCACTATGACCCACGCGACAATGTGCGCCCCCTGAATCAGGACCGCGTGCGCCACCTCGCGGATCTGATCAAAGCGAACGGCTACGACCGCAAGAAGCCGCTCGGTTGCTTCGTCCGCAAGGTCGGTGGCGAGGATCGCATTTTCGTGTACGAAGGTCAGCACCGTTATCACGCCGCATTGCTGGCCATCGCCGAGGGCATGCCCGCCGACAAGGCGATCGAACGCCTGCCCTGCGTCATCGACGAAGCCAAGTCGGTCAGCCGCGCAAACCTCATCTATGCCGGCATCAACAACAACGACGGCGAGAAGCTCACGCCGCTGGAGCTGGCTGAGAAAGTGGTCGAGCTGCAGGCGATTAACGAGACCAATTCAGACATCCGCAAGCGCCTGAACATCACCGAGCAGACGATCCGCGACGTCCTGGTGCTCGCTCACGCGCCGGCAGCTCTGCACAAGCTCGTGCGTGACAAGGTCGTGGCGTCGACACTCGCGATCGAGGAGATCCGCACGCATGGGGCGGCGAAGGCGCTTGAGCGTCTTTCGACTGCTGCGGCTCAGGCCAAGGCAGGCGGCAAGGCAAAGGTCACGAAGAAAGCGCTCGCAAAGCCTGCCGCGCACAAGATCACCGACGTGCAGGCAAAGTCACTTTTGCAGGCGCTGCAGGCCGTGCTGCACGACCCGGTGTTTGGCAAGCTCTCGCCGGGCACGATCGCAGGTGTGCACGCTGCACTCACGCCGCATGTGGATCTGCTCGACGCGGTATCGACGAAGCGCACAAAGCACCCCATCCACGCTCCGAACGAAAACGGTGTGTTCGTCGACTGCGAGACCATCCGCGCACCGGTCGCGAAGCGCAACGGCGTCTGTCCCGCCGAGATCCACCTTGCGCAACCAGCAGAGGGCGAGTGGATTTTTTCCACCACACTGCGCATCGGCGGCGCTGTCTCGACCGGGCTGCCATCCATGCGGACGTTCGTGTCAGCGTACCCGACGCGGGTCCAGGCGATTCGGGCCGCAGTCAGCGATATCACCCGCACGATGGAACGCCCGACAGTGAGCAAATCCAAAGATACGCCTGCCGTTCACGCGTGGCTGGACAAGCTGTATGCGATGCCAGACCCGGACTGGACCGCGGAAATGGCAGCGGAGGCGGCGCAATGACGGTTCGCCCGGCCATTTCTACCCCACGTCCGCTGCCGCGTAAGCGGGAAGCGTCGGACAAGCGCCCACGGCTTTCGCTCGCTGGCGCCGTTCCGGCGCACGCATCGAATGACGACGTCAACAGCAGCGGGCTTGCGCCCGCCCAAGCGATCCAGAAGGACGAAGCGCCGCTCGCGCGGCGCAAACCAATCCAGATAGACGAAGGCCAGTCGGATTCCCGACTGGCCACCCTCGCACGGATCGAAGTCCTGCGCATCGAGATCCGGAAGCTGACCGAAGTCATCGCGCTTGGAGCCGACATCGAGCTGCTCGACCTCATGCGCGACGAGACAGGCAGCTACAGCCGGCACAAAGCAGCACAGGACGCGCGCACCTGGGCGGAACAGGCCCGCCTGACCATCGAAACCGGTTTGATGCAGCTCGATCGCGCGCTGCATCCGTCAACGTGAGACCAACCATGAAAAGAACAGAACAGAATTTGCTCGCCGTCCATGCCAGCGCATGCGCGTTCGTGGCAAAGCAGGATCGCTCACTGACGCCCGACGTCGATGCGTTCTGGTCGTTGTACCTGCAGTCAGCTCTCACCGCTGGCGAGGCGGAGCGTGACGCAGATGATAAGGTCACAGTGGCGCGCATGGGCTACGGCTCAGTCGCGGTCGGCGGCTGCCTGTCGGAAGAGACCGGAGAGCCCGGAATCATCTATCTCGCTCTCGACTCTGCGCGGGAAATCGACAGCGACACAACCGATGTCTATCCCGTGGGATCGCGGCCGGGCCCTGACCGAGTGCTTGCCTACGTATCGTTCAGGACGGCGGAAGCGGTCGACCAGACGATCTCAATTCTCGAAGAACTGAAGGCGAAACATTGGCCCGCAACGATCGCGGCCCAAGACGAGCTGTCGTCAACCGTGCGGGGAGCCGCACAGGCAGAGGCGGTGCCGTCACTGACATATCCGGCCGACTTTACGGACGAACTGCAGTGGATTCTCGGCCTGCTCTGCTTCCGGTGCATCACGTATGCACAGACATTGCGCAAGGCCGGACGCGATATTCCAAACAAGGCCGAAGCCGAGCAAGCCGCCACGCTCGACTGGATGTTGCGCCACTACCTGCGCGATCCAGAGAACTGGCGTGACACTGCCGCTGCTGAACTGCGGGCGATGGCCGCCCCCGCTTCGTCTGACGAGGGTCAATCATGAGCCGAGCCCCGCTCACTTCCGGCCGCTACGTGCTGGTGGAGACCAACGGCACGCGTCAATGGGCACGTGACCAGGTTGCTCTGCAGTCCGAGATCGTCCAGCTGCTCGCCCAGCACACTGGCCTGACGAAGAAACGGATCATCATGGCGCTGTCGACGGCGCAGGCCGCGATTGAGACCGCGCTCAACGCCCTCCTCGAGGCAGGAAAGATCGAGCGCTACCGCGCGATGAGCGTGCGTCGACGGATGGATGAACACTGGTGCCTCGCTGGCGCCGCACCAACCCGAGCGGCCGTCGCCGGACGCTACAACGCGGCCGCCACACTGGCAGCCATGCAGCAACACGCAGCAATGATTCACGCAAGGAGCGCAAACAGATGAGCCTGCTTACCCGCGCCTACATTCTCGAAAAATTCGGTGTGCGCCTGACCATGGGCCAGCTGGCCACGCTGCTCGCGATGTCCGAGGGCACAATCCGCAACCAGGTCAGCGCCGAGACGTTTCCGATTCCGACGTACAAGGAAGGCGCCTCGCGTTACGCGGCCTATGATGCTGTAGCTGAGTATCTCGACAGGATGTCGGAACAGGCCCGGCGCCAGGCAGCATGACCGGTGCATCGACATCATGCGCCCAGCCTCGCTCCGTCACTCGCGATATACTGCCGCCGTCCCAAAATCAGGTGGGCGGCCATCCTTGGAAACACGCGGCAGAAAGCTGGGTTCATCGTCGGTGCTCGGCCGGTTCGCGCCTGCCGGCGCCCCCATGCGCACGCTCGGCTTCCCGCCTGAGCTGAAAGAGCCCCTCTTTCTGTGGCGTGGCGATACCGAGCTCAAGGCCCATCCGAAATACGCAGAGGCGAAGGCGGGCAAGTTCTGGTCGGCGATCGACCTGATCGCAGAGGTTGCCGGGCCGCTTGAGCAGCAGGTGCGCGAGGAGGCGATAAGCAGGAACTGGCCGGGCGATCTCATTTTCGTGGCGCCTCATGCGCGCGAAGTGCGCGGCGACAATGCGATTCCGCAGGTACTCGCCACGGCATTAAGCATCGATCTCGGCGCCGTCGACCAGAGCATCGTGCAGACGACGAAGGTCTATCACACCGGCGCAGATGCGATGGAACGCCTGATCGCGCGGGCGTCATTTCAGGGACCGGTGCTGCGTGGTGGACACTACGTGCTGGTGGACGATGTCACCACGCTGGGCGGCACGCTGTGCGATCTGGCCGACTATCTGCGCCGGGGCGGCGGCAACGTGGTCGCAGCTGTCGTTCTAGTCAATGCGAGCCGCTCTGGTAGACTGGCTCCAGCACAGAAGACCGTGCGCCGCCTGGAGGAGGAATTTGGCCATGTCATCCGCGAAACGTTCCATATCGAGCCGTCTGCGCTCACGGCCGACGAAGCTCAATACCTCGTCGGCTTCCGTACCGCTGAGGAAATCCGAGGTCGCAGCGCTAAAGCAAAGCAAACGACAGATCTCCGCCTCCGCTCAAGAGGTATTTTCCTTGCGCTTGAAGGTCACGCCCTCCGACAAAAAGCAGTAAAGCACCGGCACCGGCTGGCGTTTCCCGGTGCCAGCTCCTACCACTACGGCCGGTGGATCAAGAAGACCCGCCGGTAGAGACTGCAGCACAGCGGCCTCCCTCACCACCGCGACGTCTTACGCGGCCTTCACCAGTTTCAGACGCCCCTTCTTCGCCACCTCAGCCGGATCCAGATTGGTGTAGCGCTTCAGGTTGCGCCAGTCCTTGTGCCCTGTCACGGCGGCCACTTCCGGAATCTGCCAGCCGGCCTCAAACAGCGCACTGGTCGCCTCGTGCCGCAGGTCGTGCAGATGCAGATCCACAATGCCTTTTTCGTCGCACGCCTGCTTGAAATACTTGCTGGCGGTGCCCTTGTCAAACCGGAAAATGTATTCGTTCCTGTGCGGCGGCAACGCCGGATCCGCCCTGCGCCTTTCCGTGTACTCCGGCGGCACCGGATAGCGCGGCTGGCGCATGATCACTTCGAACGAATCGCCGATCAGCGGAATCCACTCGTTGTTGCCGATCTTCTGGCGCGGATGCTTGCGGTCGCGCACCAGCGCGAGGTGATTGTCGGCGTCGATGTCATTCCACCGCAGGCTGAACAGCTCGCCGCGACGGAACGCGCACTGCATCGCGACGCGCAGCAGGTCGGGCATCGCCTGCTGGCGTTCCGGATGCTCGGCGAACCACGCGAAGATTTTCTCGACCTCTTCAGGCGTCGGGCGCCGCTCGCGCCGCTTGCCCGCCTCGATCAGGTTCAGGTGGTGGAGCGTGGGACGGGCGATGCCGGTCGCGTCGGGCAGCGTGAGACCGAGCAGCGAGCCGGTGTGCCGCATGACGGTACCGAGCTTCGAGATATCCATGTCGACGGTGAAGCCGCCGGCGCCGGACTTTTTCCGCTTCTGCGCGAACTGGACAATGCGCTGCGTGGTGAGCTGCGCGGCAAAGTCACTTTCGAATTCATCCTGCAGACGCTGCAGGATGTAGTCCTCGTTGGATTTCGGCTTGACGGCGCGTCCGGATTCGCTGCGCGCTTCGCGGTATTTCGTAATCAGCGTGCCGACGGTCACGGTGGCCTGCTCCACGGCGTTCGCGCCGTTCTCGATCTCGACTTCCTTCTCGCGGGCCCAGGCCACGGCCGCGCCTTTCGTCTTGAACGTTTTTGCTATACTCTGGCCGCGTTTGCGTACCTGGGCACGCCAGCGACTGCCGACTGGCAGGATTGAAGCCATGTGTTACCCCGTTTGGAAACTGTAGCAGTGCCAGATCACTTTTGACGGCTACAGGGTCGATTTGTAGCAAAAGTGTAGCAGAGGCTGCTATAAACTGGGGTTCACAGGCTGTCACGGCGCTTCATTTAGGGTGGAGCACAAAAGCCGGAAACGCCCACGGGACAAGGCCCGAGCCAATGCCAGCAAGGCTCCGGTCGTCCCATTGCGATTATCCATCTCCCTGTAGTTCAATGGATAGAACAAGTGCCTCCTAAGCGCTAGATACAGGTTCGATTCCTGTCAGGGGGACCAAGAAGCTTCCCAGCGTCACCCAGATTTGCCCAGAAAAGCCCCGTACGCCTTGCGCTGCGGGGCTTTTTGCTGTCGTCGTTGCCCCCGTTCGCCCAACACAAGCCCGACTAGTTGGGGATATCGGTACGGATATCCCCAGAAGTGCCGCTTAGCTACCGCACGCCAGGCCTGCCTTGCCGCTCGGCCTCGATTTGCATCGCAGCAAACTGATTCTCGCGATCACGCTCGCGTCTATCATTGCTATCGATTTCATCACGCTGCCTGCGCCCAAAAGTATTCTGATCAAAGCAGTTCCAAACATTTACGTCAGCCCACCGAAAAAACCTCTTTCCGTTCTTAAACCACATCGGGACATGAGCGCTGCGGATGCATAAGGATCGCGTGTTGAAAATGGCCGAACCTTCGGACACGAAAGAGGAATATGAAGCCAGGATCATCCATCGCTTCGGCGGTCAATGGGAACTTGAACCAATCGTCGAAAAGTAATCGCCGCGGCATCGTCAATCCATACCCCGCGCACGCCGAACACAATCAGACGATAGCCGCCTACACCACCACGCCGCGCCGGATTGCGAGCCGCGACAAGACCAGTCTCTGGACGGGAATCTCTATCAGATGATGAGCCGCTGCCGCGACCGCGATAGCCGCCAACCAGTACAAGGCAGCCTTGGCCGCAACCGGGTAGCTCTGCGCCATATACCCGTGGTCCTCCGCAAACCGCAAGACGAGTTGATGCACCACGTACAAAGCAAAGCTGATCTCACCAAGATAAATGAGAAGCCGCGCTTGAAGAAGGCGAGACAGGCCGCCGTCTTCCAGCGCGAACACGGCTATCAGCAGAGCAAACAGAACACCCGCACCACAATTGGAAAGCCAGATTGCAACGGGCTTGCTCAGAGGGAAGGGTAGATCCGAGACAACCCTGAGATCGGCTGCCCAGATCGCTGACACGGCAATCAGCACAGCGCCGATCTCGAACGCGCTCGCGCGCCAACCACCTTCAATGGCATTCCGAAGTGTGCCCCGTAGTTGATAGGCAGCGATGCCCATCATGAATTCGCTCAGTCTGGTTATCGGCGAAATGTACGCGGACCACAGCATAAGCGGGCGGCCCATGTTCTCGAAGGCGACCAGCATTGCAGCCGTGACGAGTATCGTTCCCGCGAGCTTGACCGCCCACGTGGCATTCACCCGCCAGATCAGCAATGGGAAAACCGCATAGAAAAAGGCCTCATCGGACAAGCTCCATGAGACTCCATTCAAAGAGAAGTACGTGGCGATGTCGGGTGACCATGCATGCAGCAGCAGCACGTTGAGGATTGCCGCAGAGCTGCCAACCGACCCACCCTCGTAATGGATCAGCCACGCTGCCGCCGCGGCGCCGACGAGGTGAAGAGGCCAAATCCTAGCCAACCGCTTGATATAAAAGATGTAGAGATCCGACCTTGAGGTGATCGTTCTGTGGGTGTGGGCGAGGATATAGCCAGACAGAACGAAAAAGAGGGACACGGCTTGCGTGAGCGCCAGGTGTTCAGCGAGGCCGAAATAGCCGAATTCGCGGCGGGTGTGGAAAACAACCACCATGCCCGCAGCAAAAAACCGCAACGACGTAAGCGAATCGATTTTTTGAGCCGGCACTGTAATGTCCCGAAAAATTTTGACATATCAGCAGTGTCCGTGCCTGCGCCTTCACAGGCGGTAATCCGCGGACACAATTGCCCTCGAACTTCGACGCATGTCCCCACTCTGATCTTTTAAGGGGGTACACCATGCTCAAGCTCATTGCAGTCATTGGTCTGGCGGCCGTTTTATCGGGTTGCGTCGCCTATCCCGCCGGCTACGGGTACGCCGATCCCGGATACGCCTACGGGCCGGACTATGGTCCGGCGTACGGCTATGGCACTATCAATGTCTGGGCCGGTGGTGGCGGCGGCGGTTACCACCACGGCGACTACCACCATGGAGGATGGGACCATGGGCGCGGACGCTGGGAAGGCGGCCGCGGCGGTGGGCATGGAGGTGGACACGGCGGCGGAGGCGGTGGTCACGGGCGCTAA